TGCCGAATGAAGAGTTTGGTCTGCATATCAAGGACAAGCCAATCATTAGGATGCTCGACGAGTATGGTAAGGCGAACAAGTCGGTCAAGATGGCGTTGACCCGACTAACACTAGAGCGACAGTTGGGCAGTATCAAGTTACACCCCGACAGTATCGTTTTTGCTACGACGAACAAAGGCTCAGAAGGTGTTGGTGACATACTAGAGCCACATCAACGTGATAGGCTAATCATTGTCACAGTTCGTAAGACTACTAACACAGAGTGGTTGACATGGGGTTTGAACTTTAAAGATAAGCATGGCAATAGTATCCACCCTGCTGTTCTTGGTTGGGCAAAAGATACACCGCAAGTGTTTGAATCGTTTGAGAACGTGAAGAACCCAGATGACAATCCTTATATCTTCCACCCTAATCAGCAACGTGTAGCATTCGTTACGCCACGTGGTATGGAGATGGCAAGTGACTTGGTATACAAGCGTGACGTGTTAGGAGACCACATAGTAACGGCAGGTTTGATGGGTACGATTGGCGACAGAGGTGCGTTGGACTTGATGGCATACGTCAAGCTAGCAGATAAGATGCCAAGTCGTGACGATATCAAGAACTCACCGAGTACGGCAAAGATACCCGACAACGTGAGTGCCACAGTTATGGTTGTGTTCCGTTCACTTGGTTCAATGACCAAAGACTTTGTTACACCATTCATGGAGTATCTTGTTAGGTTGGACATTGAGGCACAAGCTATGTTTGTCAATGGTGTTCGTGCCAAGAACTATCAGCACCAATCAATGGTAATGACCAACGCCAAGTTCACGGAGTGGGCAATGAAGAACCAACATCTCTACCAAGCGGACAAGAAGTAATGGGTAAGTTCTTTAGTCCAGAGATGGAGGAGTGGCTTACGTACCTTAACGACTTATGCGTGAGGTACGAAGTCAACCCGCATATGGCTCTACGTAGGAGACATATAAAGAAACTGTTTTTCGATAACATTGTTACCCCTCCAGACGATTGGAGGGAGGTATTGGAAAGCAAAATCAAAAAGATAGGGAAGGAGAAAAGATGAACCTATTAATTAAACAGAACCTTACTGTCGAACAACGATTACAAAAGGCAGTATCAGATATTATGATGAACGACAAGTACATTGCACTAGCAGGACTACTTGCCATTGGTGGTAGGAGTGTCAGAGATGACATTCCTACTGCTTGCACTAACGGACGCGACGAGAAGTATGGTCGCATATTCTGTGATGGATTGAATGACCCCGAACTTAGGTTCTTGGTGTTGCATGAGAACTATCACAAGTTAGCACGTCATCTACATATCTATCATCATCTATACAAGATAGACCCAGAGGTGGCAAACATGGCGTGTGACTTCTGGATAAACGACAAGCTAGTCGAGGAGAACAAAGACGATAAGTTCGCCACAATGACTGGTGGACTTGCTATGGGTTGTTACAGCGAAGAGTACAAAGACATGAGCGTCACCGAGATATTCAACGCCTTACTTAAAAAGAAAAAGCAAGGTGGTGGTCAAGGTCAGCCGAACGATGGTGGAGGTAAGCCATTCGACACACATGAGTGGGAAGATGCTCAAGAGTTGTCAACCGAAGAGCAGGAAGAACTAGCCAGAGACATTGATGACGTAATACGTCAAGGTGACATAGTTGCAGGTAAGATGGGTTCGGGTGGCAATCGTACCCTTGAAGAGTTCTTGCAACCACAAGTCAACTGGCGTGAAGTCATGCGTGAGTTTATCACAGACACGTGTGCAGGTGGTGACTTCTCAACGTACAACAAACCTAATCGACGCTATCTACATCTGGACATCATCATGCCTAGTGGTGTATCGGAGAGGGTCGAGGAACTAGTTTTGGCTATCGACACATCTGGTTCTATTGGTCAGATGGCGTTGACCACGTTCTTATCCGAAGTCAAAGGTATATGCGACACAGTAAAACCTAGTAAGGTGCGTGTACTCTATTGGGATACGCAGGTGTGTCGTGACGAGGTGTATGAGATAGATGAGCTTGACGTGTTACCACGATCTACAAAACCAAGTGGAGGTGGTGGTACTATGGTCGAGTGCGTTCCTCAGTACATGGCAGAACATGGCATCAAACCACAAGCAACTATCATACTAACAGATGGTTACTTGGGTGGGTCATGGGGGCAATGGAATTGTCCTACATTATGGGTAATCTTGGATAACAAGAGTACCACAGCAAAGGTGGGTAAGACGTTACACGTTGAATCCGCAAATCTTTAATCAGTTAGTCAAGTTGACTAACACAACCTTTAGAAGGATATAATTATGGTACTAAGACATACAGATAATAGAGTAAATAGTTTCAGAGATATTGCAAACCGATACGCAACCACTAACCCCATACGTGGTACGAACATCATACCCATAGGCGATAGGAAGTACAAGTGGGAGCGTATCATCAAGAGGTCGGACACACACTATGACATGGTAATAGATGAGACCTTGTTTCACTACAACTATGGTAGGAACGACGTAAGAACGCTCGTGTCGTGGGAGATGAAGAACGACATTGAAGTGGTGACAATATACAACGACGGGTTTACTATGACATACACGTTCCTTGATAACTTGTTACCTCATGACCTACGTTTCTATGTGTTGGGTAGTTCGGGTCGGCAATACATCAGTATGAATTGGAGGGTTAATGATAGAGGTTGGTCATGGGCAGAACCTAACCAAGGCGACAAGGACTTCTATCTACCCAAAGACATGGACAAGCCGTTACAGTTCGCACGTAAACATGCTAAGTGGCAACACGTCGGTACAGAGTATGTGTTCAAGTATGCCATGACGCAAGTGAACAAAGAGGCAAAGTCAAATATCAAGCCGTACTCTGACAAGTTCTACGAGTGGGTCATAACAATGCACGGTATGTTACCATGTGATGATTATCAGTATAACTACAAGATGGAACAAGAGATGTACAAATATATGCAGGACAGTGGTCTTTCGTATTATGATCGCATTGACGAATACAAGAAGATCATGCGTGACGAGAACCACCCCATGCGTTTACATCTAGCCGTCGATTGGTTACGTGAAAGTCCATTGTTTGGTTATCGTGGACGGCAGGATATCGATACCAAAGAACAAGCGTCGAAGGTACGAGCGAGTTGGAACAGATGGGTTAACAAGACACTCGGTCTTACTAAGAACATACATGAAAACAGAGTAGAGGAGGTGAAGTAATGGCTAAATGGAGTGGTGTATATCTTGAGGACTGTCACAAGTTACTCAAGAAGATTGAGAAGAAGTTGGAAAAGGTTGTGGACGAAGAAAGCAACCACCAATGGATATCCGTAGGCATGGAGACCGAAATCGAAAACGGAAGATATGCTCTTGCCAAGGAGCTACAAGAGAGAATTAAAAAATGGAGAAGAGAAATGTTTAGAGAAGGAGAGAAGTAATGGATATACGATTAGAAACAAAAGTAAGTGAGCTAACGGAGGTCATACCAAATCGGGGTACGTTCGAATGGAACGTGAAGCAAGCAATACCTCGTGTGAAGATTGGTCAACGCACCAACGGAAAAGATGGTGCGTATCATTATGTTTACATGGACGGACACCCACACGTCATGGGGTATCTATACTATGGAGATATGAGAGAGAACCCTAAAGACTTTATCGACCACTACTGTGTAGCGTCTATCTTCATAAAGAATGGTAAGTATGCTGACTACAACAATAATCACAATGTTGCTATGTCAACTAACTTAGACCAAGCCGTGAAGAACGCCAAGAAATACTTACGTCCTTTACCCTGGGGTGAAGTATCGGGCATACACTATAGGAAGTTTAGACACAAATTCTACGAAAGTCGCAACCACTATCGTGATGAGTTCAATGTCTCTACGAACAAAGTTGGTCTAAGTCGTGACTATCTAATACCCGAACTGCAACAGCTTATAGATAGTGGTCACGTGTTTATGGACAACGAATTGCACAACAACATCGTGGAAATGTTGAACAAACACAAGGCACACCAAGAGGACAAGCAGAAAGAAATTCGTTGTTCGTTTGTGTATGGCTACATGAAATGGAACACAGAAAACTATGTTGTAGTGGATATAGAGAAACAACCATCTAAGTCACTATGGCAGACTTTGGAGTCAACGACCTATACTGCGGATACTCTTCCTGAAAATATCAAAGGTAGGGTAATGGCTCTTAACGTGTTAGACGATGATATGTTTGTTGATGATGTGGGCTACAAGATTGGAGACAATATGTTCTATGTCTTACCATAACACACAGGATTACACGTTATACCAAGTTAAGATAGACGCTGATACAAAAAGAGTTCATGTGTCATGTTTAGGTATGTATTGTGTTGACAGCGAATTGAAAGAGTGGTATGAGTGTATAGACGATTTACCTAAGTGGGTTCAAGAGAAGTTGGCATTGCTGATGATGCTTGAACCCGAACTGGATTATAAATCAGATATAGGATACAGAGCAAGCGATAGCGAGTTCTACATTAAATTAAAAGAAAGCAGTTAGTTGTGTTACTAACTGATGGGGGTGGGGCGACTCACCCTCAGAAACCAGTGACACCAGTTTTTGAAAGGATATGACGCAATGATGGTAATGACCCCAGAGGCAAAAGTAAAAAAGAAAGTAACCGAACAGCTTAAGAAGTTAGGAGCGTATTACTTCTACCCTGTAACAGGTGGGTATGGACGTAGCGGAGTGCCTGATATTGTTGGTTGCCATAGAGGTAACTTCTTTGCGTTTGAATGTAAGTCAGGAAAGAACAAGCCTACAGCATTACAGGATAAGAACTTATCAGACATAGGTGGAGCGGGAGGCATAGCCTGTGTGGTTAATGAAGATAACATGATGGATATAGAGAACATACTAAAAGGTATAGACCCCAAACCCGAACAAATAGAAATGGACTTCCCAGTTCAATACGAATAATCTACCAAGTTTTTTAATATTTTTGTCTTGGTAGGACGTAAGCAGTGAGAGCGTTGAGGACACATGTAAGCATATTATAATCGAAATCCACTGCAATGAAGGCAGGTTTATCATATATCCTTCCCTGTAACTTCATCATGGTAGTGCATGTAAAAACTTAGACCCCCCTCGTAGAAGGGGGGCAACCAAAGAGAAAGAGAGAGACATGAAAACAACTTACTATGTATTACATCTATTGCTAGTCCCTGACATTACAGATCACCACATAAAAATGGGTAGGGTTCACTTCCACGACCACGAAACGTGCATGTATGTAGCACAGAGCCTACACCAAGTGCGTGACCCAATAATCGGAAAAGCAAACTGCGTAGAGGTAGACAACTTTATAACAGAAGTTAGAATACCATTACCAAAACCAGAGTTTATGAAATGACAGATGATTTTAACGACAAGTTCAAACTAAAGCCGATTGCCAAAGATGAAAGACTAAAGCAGGTGCGTCACCTCAAGCCAGAGGTAGTCAAGAAGTATAAAGACATGATAAGACGTGACATTGCGAAGGGTCTCATTCAACCTGACCAGTTTAACAATAAGGGTAAGAAGAAATGACTGTTATTGTTAGAAAGGTATCTGAGCGACTGAAAAAGGCACGAGAGAATGCCAAGTTGCACAGAGATTATTTACTACAACAAATAAGAGAAGAGGAGAAATCTAAATGCGTAAAATTGCTAAGAAAGAAAGAGTATGGAAGTATGTACTCAAAAATAGGCTTGCAACGCCCAAAGAAGTAGCGAAGGCGTGTAAGGTATCGTACGGATATGCTTTGAAACTAATCAATGATTCGGGTACACCAAAAGAAGTTATCATAGCCGAGTCCAAACCCCCTGTCCGCTGTCAGCTACTTGATGAAGCGTCGAGCCTTACAGCTACAACTCGTAACAAAGACTATGGTGATGCTGTGGACAACCACGAACATATCGCCCGCATCTATAATGCCATCACAGGACAACGTCTTACAGCAAGAGACATCACTCTGGTCCACCAGGCGACGAAGTTAGCAAGGCGACAAACAAGTCCGTTGAAAAAAGATCACTACATAGATAACATGGCGTACGTCGGTATCGAATACGAATGCGCTGTGAAGGAGAAGAATAGTGGACTTAATCACTCTTGATTTTGAAACATACTACAACAAAGAGTATTCTTTAAAGAAACTGACAACGGAAGAATACGTACGCGACCCTAGGTTTGAAGTGCTTGGGGTCGCTATAAAAGTTAATAACAGAATAACGGAGTGGGCAAGTGGTACACAGGAACAACTTAAGACATTCTTACAGAGGCACGACTGGAACAACGCGATGGTATTGGCTCACAATACTATGTTTGATGGTGCTATCCTCTCTTGGGTATTTGATATTAAACCTCGTGCTTATACTGATACAGTTTGCATAGCGAGAGCCGTCAACGGAGTTGAGGAGAGCGTATCGTTAAAAGCATTGTCAGAAAAGTATGGCGTGGGTAAGAAGGGTGACGAGATACAGAACACTCTCGACAAACATAGACAAGACTTTACCGACGAAGAACTAGAACGCTTGGGTGACTATGCTGTCAATGACGTGGACTTGACATACGACTTGTTTACAATCATGGCGAAGGGGTTCCCAAAGAAAGAACTTAAGCTTATTGACTTGTCACTGCGTATGTTTGTAGAGCCTGTTTTGGATCTGGATCTGGACTTGTTAGAAGACCATCTCAGCAACACACGTCAACGTAAGGAAGAACTACTGATGGACGCTCGTGCATCAAAAGAAGATTTGATGAGTAACGACAAGTTTGCAAAGTTACTTGCTGCATATGACGTAGAGCCACCTAAGAAGTTAAGCCCCACCACAGGCAAGGAGACATGGGCTTTTGCGAAGTCGGACGAAGAGTTCAAACGCCTGTTAACACATCAGGACGAGAGAGTTCAATCACTTGTTGCGGCCAGGTTGGGTAATAAAAGCACACTTGAAGAAACGCGAACGCAAAGATTCATAGACATAGCAAAACGAGGCACTTTACCCGTGCCTGTTAGATATTACGCGGCTCATACAGGACGTTGGGGCGGTGATGATAAGATAAATTTACAGAACTTGCCAAGCCGTGGCACGAACGCAAACATGCTAAAGCGTGGCATAATTGCACCACAAGGATACTCTATAATAGATGCGGATTCGGCACAGATAGAGGCAAGAGTGTTGGCGTGGCTTGCCGAACAAGACGATTTGACAGAGGCGTTTGCCAAGGGTGAAGATGTTTACAAGAAGATGGCATCAAAAATATACGGTGTAGCAGAAAGCGAAATTACGAAAGACCAACGATTTGTTGGTAAAACTACAATTCTAGGCGCAGGGTATGGCATGGGAGCGCAGAAGTTCCAAGACCAACTTAAGACATTTGGATTTGACATGGAGCTACATGAAGCACGACGTGTCATAAAGATATACAGAGAAACAAACCACAAGATAAATAAACTGTGGCGTGACGCTCAGTTGTTCCTAAAAGATGGTAACACGTTTGGTCTGTATGGTGTTTTGTTTGTAGAAGATGGCAAGATACTTCTACCCTCTGGACTACACTTACGCTATGACGACTTACAGTTTACCACTACAGACAAGGGCGTGGAGTTTGACTACAAAACAAGGCGCGGTCGCACCAGAATATATGGGGGTAAGATAATAGAGAATGTATGCCAAGCGATAGCTCGTTGCATTATTGGTGAACAAATGTTACAAATAGCAAAGAGGTACAGAGTTGTCTTGACAGTGCATGACAGTATTGCGTGTTGTGTCAAAGACGAAGAGGTGGACGAGGCACAGCAATACGTCGAAGAATGTATGCGTCAGCCACCAGAATGGGCAGAGGGTTTACCGATAGATTGTGAGTCGGGGACAGGAAAATCTTATGGAGAATGTGATTGAGTATAGCACCTTGGTCATATAGTAGAATGAAGGCGTTTGAACAATGCCCCAAACAGTTCTACCATATGAAAATAGCTAAAGATTATAAAGAGCCACACACAGAGGCGATGCGTTACGGCACGGAACTGCATGCTGTAGCGGAGGACTTCATACGTGATGGAACACCAATACCAGATAGGTTTGCCTTTCTCAGAGGTCCCCTCGAAGCACTTGGACGCAGACAGGGTAACAAGTTTACAGAGATGCGTATGGGTTTGACCGCAGAGCTTGAGCCTTGTGGGTTCAAAGACAAAAACGTGTGGTGGCGTGGCATAGCAGACTTGGTAATAGTTGACGACACAAAAGCATGGGTGGTAGACTATAAGACTGGACGTAACGCAGAATATGCGGACAAAGGACAACTGGAGCTTATGGCGATGGCTACATTTAAACACTTTCCCGCAGTGGAACAAGTCAACGCGGCTTTGATGTTTGTCGTTGCTAACAAATTTATAAAAGCAAAATACACAATAGACATGTTGACAGACCTATGGGATAAGTGGTTAGCTAACTATAAACGTATGCAAGTCGCACATGACAACGATATATGGAACGCACGACCAAGTGGATTATGCCGTAGGCACTGCGCGGTCATAGAGTGTGTTTACAATGGGAGTAACTGATGCCGTACACTAAATCACCCAGACCTTATAAAAAAGAATATAAGAAACAAAAGGAACGTGGAGAACACCCAGCTAGAATGGAGCGACAACGTGCGAGAAGAGCGTACGACAAGAAAGGTATCAATCGCAAAGGTAAAGACATATCACATAATAAGATGTTAAGCAAAGGTGGTTCAAACAAAGATGGCACGAGGTTAGAAAGTCCCTCAAAGAACAGAGCAAGAAACGGACAGAAGAAGAAAAAGAAATGAAAAAGAAAGACCCCAAAGTCGGAACAGGTAAGAAACCAAAAGGAACAGGAAGGAGGCTTTACACAGATGAAAACCCCAAAGATACAGTCCCTATTAAATTTGCCACTGTGGCAGATGCCCAAGCAACTGCTCGTAAGGTTAAGCGTATCAATAAGCCGTATGCTAGGAAAATTCAAATCCTTACTGTGGTGGAGCAAAGAGCGAAAGTCGCAGGAAAGCCAAGGCAAGCCGCCATCGCAAAAAGAGCAAAGCAAGAACTCAGAGCCAAACACGAAGCGAAAAAGGGGGCGACCAAGAAAAAATGACTAGACAGATACAAAACAAACTAAAGAAAGTAGCGAAGGGTTTAAGTAAAGCGTCAAAGACCCATGCGAAACAGGCAAAGACTATACAGTCTGTATTAAAAAAGTCCAACAAGAAGACTAAAAAATAAATATAAAAATGAGAAAGAGAAATGCAAATAATAGACAACAAGGCTTTACGCCTACGGCTACGTGACCCTGATAAGGTTATAAACGCCATACCCAAGAGCCGAAAGGTTGGGGATAACGAAGTTATAGTTAACTGGGGTCTGGAAGAGGCACAGAGCCTGAATCAGCTAGGTATAAAATCACCATCACCCATAGAAGCAAAATACACATGGACAGGAAGATACCAACCATTTGACCACCAAATTTCAACCGCATCATTCCTTACCATAAACCAAAAAGGCTTTTGTTTCAACGAACAAGGTACAGGTAAGACCGCAAGTGCCATATGGGCATCTGATTTCTTGATGAAACAAGGTATAATAAACAGAGTGCTTGTAGTATGCCCGCTCTCGATCATGGATAGCGCATGGCGTGATGACTTGTTTACATTTGCCACACACCGTACAGTTTCTGTAGCACATGGGTCAGCAGATAAGCGTAGTAAGATAATACAAGAGGGGTCAGATTACGTGGTTATAAACTACGATGGTGTAGGTATCGTACTAGATGACCTCAAAAAAGGTGGGTTTGATTTAATTATTATAGATGAAGCCACACATTATAAGAATGTCCAGACGAGGCGTTGGAAGCTACTACGTCAACTAATACATGATAACACGTGGCTGTGGATGATGACAGGTACACCAGCCGCGCAGAACCCTACAGACGCATATGGTCTGGCAAAGCTTGTTAGCCCTCATAGAGTACCAAGATTTTTTGGTGCGTTTAAAGATATGGTCATGATAAAGGTATCGCAGTTCACATGGAAGATACGACCAGACGCTACAGACATAGTGTATAGAGCGTTGCAACCTGCCATACGTTTTACGAAGGACGAGTGTCTTGATTTACCATCTATGGTGTATACAAAAAGACAGGTGGAGCTTACAGCGCAACAGAAGAAATACTACAAAGAGTTAAAAACAAAGCTTGTGTTAGATATCACAGGCGAACAAGTAACAGCTATAAACGCGGCTGTAACTCTTAACAAGTTACTGCAAATATCAGCAGGGGCAATCTACACAGACGAAGGCGACGTGTTGGAGTTTGACATAAAGAACAGATACAAGGTGCTACGCGAGGTGATAGATGAGTCTAGTCAAAAGGTTCTTGTATTTGTACCTTTCAAACATGCCATAGATATACTGACAGATAAACTACGTTCGGAAGGTATAGCCACAGAGGTCATACGTGGAGATGTCCCTGCATACAAGCGCACACAGATATTTAAAAGGTTTCAAGAGGAGACCGACCCAACAGTCCTGGTGATACAACCACAAGCAGCATCACACGGTGTTACGTTAACACGAGCTAACACAGTGGTGTGGTGGGGGCCAACGAGTTCGTTAGAAACATACGACCAAGCAAACGCACGTGTGCATAGGTCAGGACAAACACATAAATGCACAGTCGTGCAACTACAAGGTTCTGATGCAGAAAAGCACGTATACAGACTATTAGATAGAAAAATAAACGTACACACAAAATTTATAGAACTTTACAAAGAAGTACTTGACTAAGTTATCTTTTGATATTATATGTTATTAGATAATAAGAATAGGAGAGAGATATGGGTGACAAAGTAACCCCTGACAAGTTGGCAAAAACGTATTTACGTATACGAGCAGAAAGATCCATGCTGTCAGCCAAGTATAAGGAAGAAGATGGCAAACTTATACGGCAGATGGACACCGTAAAGCAGGCAATGCTAGATCATTGTGAAGCTCACAATGTAGAAAGCGTGAGAACTTCTGAAGGATTGTTCTTTCGTTCGACTAAAAAGAAATACTGGGTTAGTGAATGGGATGCTATGCACAGGCTTATTGTGGAAGAAAACGCACCTCAATTACTTGACAAACGTATCAATCAGGCGAACATGAGAGAGTTCTTAGAAGAAAATCCTGATCTCAAGCCAGAGGGATTAGAGATTGAAGAAGAAGTAACAATTTCTGTGAGGAAGAAATGAATGAACCTTTTATAACAATAGAAGACGTAGCTAAACATTTTAGTGTGTCTGTATCGACTGTTCGTGCTTGGGTACATCAGAAACATATACCAGAGGATACTTATATAAAAATAGGTAAGACCTACAGGTTTCGTGTTAGTGATGTAGCTACCGCACTGACGAAAGCATCTAGTAAACGTAGCGAAGAAACAGAGAGCGAAGACTCCCTAGCGGAACTAGATGAAGACTTATAATATAGAGAGAAGGAGAGATAAATGGAACAATATATTATAAAAAACGTAGAGGCTCTATGGCCTAAAATAAACACGACTTATCACTTTGATAGTAACGAAGGACGGTCTGTACCGTGTGAGCCTAATGCTCAGAACGCAGAATATTCTATACAGTTTCGTATGGATAACGCTACTGCAAAGGGATTGTTTACCGCTATGTCAGAATGTTATCAAGCTAACAAGAAAGACAAGTGGGCAGATAAGTTAGAGAGAACTTTTGTCAAAGACGATGAGGGCATGTTCACTCACAAGGCTAACTTGAAAGGCGCATACAAAAACCAAAAAACTCAAAAACCTTTGCAAGTTGATGCCAACAACCACAAGTTACCAGATGAGTTCTTGTTAACGACGGGCAGTACGGTAAATATAGCTGTACAGTTTGTTCCATATGACATGGGAGGCAAGCAAAACGTGTCGTTACGTTTGAGAGCCGTGCAGGTCATAAAGTATGTGCCTATGGAAGAGAGAAATCCTTTTGAGGCAACTGATGGGTTTGTGTTCAATAAGACTGAAGATAACCCTTTCACTGAAGATGCGGTGGCAGAACCAAAGAAGGTCGTTAAAAAGCCCTCCCCTCCCACCAAGGATGCTGATGACGACTTGAGTTCTATCGTTGACGATTGGGACGATTAATAGAACTACACCACGACTAGGCTTTTGCCGAAAGGATAACGTGCCGTATCTTGTCGTGGTGTCTTCGGCACAAGGTGGGAAAAATGGAAACAAAAAAATTTTTAGAGAGAGTTTTAGGTGATGGATATTATTCTGTACTAGGTCTTGGTGACAAGAAAGTACAGAGCTTCCATGCAACTATAGATGATGTAATAAGCAGGGCTAACGAGTTAGATGCTGAAGGTATAAACGCATACTTTGGATTAGCCACTTTTACAACAAGTAATGATCGAAAAGTAACAAACGTAAAGAGTCTGAGTTCTTTTTACTTAGACTTGGATTGTGGTGTTGGTAAAGAGTACCCTGACCAGAATACAGCTTTTCATGATTTAAAAAGGTTTATCAAAGAGACAGGTCTACCTCGCCCGATGTTAATTAATTCTGGGTATGGTATACACGTATACTGGGTGCTTACAGAGAGTGTATCCTATGGTGAGTGGCTACCCGTGGCCCAGGGACTGAAGGATATGTGTATACAGCATAACTTGTCAGCAGACAATGGTGTAACTGCCGATGCTGCGCGGGTACTTAGAGTTCCTGGCACACGTAACCACAAACGTGGCACACAGAAACCTGTCATGTTCTTTGGTACAGGTGAGTTTCGTGACGTGGAGTTTGATGAGTTTGCACGATTGATTGGTAAAGAGGGGGTGACTGTACCTACCAAAGTGGACAACGAAGAGAGTGCGTTTAAGAAAGCTATAATAGAAAACTCAGAGTTTGGTTTTAAAAACATACTGACCAAGACCATGAAAGGTGGAGGATGCGAACAGTTAAAAAATATAATGGAGAACCAACAAGATATAAGCGAACCGTTGTGGAGAGCAGGGCTGTCTATCGCAAAGTTCTGTAATGATGCAGACAAAGCCGTGCATAAGATGTCTGAGAGACACCCAGAGTACAGCAAACACTTAACAGATGAGAAGGTGGAACTTATAAAAGGTCCTTATACGTGTGCTAAGTTTGCAGAAGAAGACCCAGAGCCATGCTCGACTTGTTCGCATTGGGACAAGATAACTTCTCCAATATCTCTAGGTAAGAGTATAAAGAAAGCACCTGCGTCAAAAGACATACCTCTATATCCAGAGCCGTACTTTCGGGGGGCGAATGGTGGCGTGTATATGCGTTTTAAAGATAAAGAGGGTAATACAGAAGATAAGATGATATACCAGAATGACTTGTATGTTACTAAGCGTATTCGTGACGAGGACACAGGTGAAGCTGTCGTCATGCGATTACACTTGCCGCAAGATGGTATTAGAGAGTTTACAGTTCCTCTAACTTCTGTAACATCTAGGGAAGAACTTAGAAAACAACTAGCTATGGAAGGTATAGCTGTGTTGGGTATGGAGGATATAATGAAGTATACAACGACATGGATAACACAACTGCAAGCAAAGACGACAGCTGACATGGCTCGCACACAGTTTGGTTGGTCAGATGAAGAGCTTGGAGGTTTTGTTCTTGGTAAGGAAGAGATACGTAAAGATGACGTGCGGTCTAACCCTCCATCAGTGCAAACAGCAGGATTAATGAAAGCATTTGAACCCAAAGGCACGTTAGAGGAGTGGAAGAACTTAGCTAACTTTTATAACCGTGACGGGTTTGAACTGCATCAGTTTGTGGTTGGCACGTCATTTGGTTCGCCTCTCATGTCTCTTTTACCAATAAACTGTGCAGGATTACACCTAAATGGTGGGTCAGGAGTTGGTAAGACTACAGCTATGAACACAGCTTTGTCTGTATGGGGTAATCACGCTGACTTGTTAATATTTGAAAAGGATACGCACAACTCTATGATGAACAGAGGGGAGCTGTATCACAGTCTACCATTATATATGGACGAACTTACGAACGCTTCGGCTAGAGAATTGTCTGACCTTGTGTATCAGCTTACAAGCGGTAAACAAAGAAACAGAATGTCTCAAGGTGGAAACGTAGAACGAAAGCGGGGTAAGCCTTGGAAACTCATAGCAGTCACAAGCGCAAACCGTAGTCTAATAGAAAAAATAAGCACAGCCAAAGCCATGCCAAAAGCTGAAGCGCAGAGACTTATGGAGATACGTGTCCCAGATATGAAGTTTGGTTCGAAAGAAGAAACAGACAAGTTTAACTTACAGCTACAACGTAACCACGGTCATGCAGGTAGGATATACATAAAATATGTTATCAACCACTTGGAAGAAGTACAGAAGCTCCTACAAAAAGTACAAGTCAGAGTAGACACTCAAGCAGGATTAAAAGCGGAGAATAGATTTTGGTCTGCTCTGGTAGCGGCTAGTATGACAGGCGTTATATTAGCAAATCGTTTGGGGCTTGTGGATTATGATCCAAAGAAAGTGTTTAAGTGGGCGATAGATCGTTTGAAAGAGAGCAAGAACGAAGTATCAGACATGAGTGTATCTGTAGAAGAAACACTTAATGATTACATACACGAACATTGGAGTAACGTATTATGGATAAAAAGCACTGACGACCTGCGTAAGCAAGAAGATGGTGTCACTAATATTGTTATACCTGAAGCATTACCAAGAGGTAAATTGGTTGCACGTTATGAAACTGATCTGAAACGTGCTTATCTTATACCAAAGCCCTTGAAGGCATGGTGCGGACAACAGCAGATAGATTATACATCTTTTATGCAGGATCTTAGAACCAAGCTAGGTGCAACAAACACTACTATGCGTCTAAGTAAAGGCACACACATGAACCTGCCTGTAACGAGAGTTATAGCTGTAGATTGCTCTATAGAGAATGAGAATAAGACAAGGCATATTGAAGTCTGATGATTTGAACCCAGATGGTGTGAGAATTATAGTAGACTGGGATAATATGGTAACAAGTTCTTCTGTATTCATCCTATGTATCAATACCCAGGCGGCTATACAACAAATAAAAAATATAGCAAAAACAAAAGGTTGGGATATAAAAACGCATGTGCGTGTAGAAGATAATAAATTAGGTGTTCGCATTTGGAGAATTTTGTGATAAATGTAGGGTGACAGGTTACACTTGTCACTCTCTTTCTCTTATGTGACCATCTTCGGGTGGTCACTCTTTTTACCCAAAAAATCTATAGTCTTTGTCGTACTCGCTCTCATTCATCAATAAGAGCATTCTGTTTGCTGAAGATATGTTTATACCATTATTCATACGTATATCTTTAGATGTCTCTCTATGTCGTTTCATAGATCTCATTATGTCCTCACCTGTTATGGTGGATAGAGGGTGTCGTTTGTTGTGAGCTATCAACTCTTTATATGCTTCCTCGTACAATTCTAAATTACCTTGACGCATGCTTACATAAAGTTTCTTTGTTAGTTGTGTCTTCTTTCGGTTTATAGATGTGTCTATGCCTTTTTTGATATTGTTCTTTTCCATTTGCCGTGTGTACTCTACGGGAGGAAACCCTGCGAACTGACCAAGTAGGTCTCCGAAAGTAGGATCTCCGTATATGGCATCACCTCTACGTGTAAGATAACCCTCTCTGGTTATTCTACCAAACGGACCTGCTTTCCATGCGTTAGCCAATGCGGCAGGTAAAGCATTTTCTACGCCTCTTTCGAAGTTACCTTCTTTAAAATCGTTGGTAGCTCGTAATAGTCTGTCAACTGTGCTTAACGCAGGACCTCCCAGATAGAACAGCAAGTTCTCTTCGAATGAAGCGTCTTTGTTATAACGGTTTTCTTGTATTAGTAGTCCTGTAAGACGAGTTCTGGATGCTATATCCATACCTGTTATAAGGTTTACAGCTCCTTTGTACCACTCTTCTCCTACTGTTTTTCTTACGATGGTGTCTGCATCGTCTTCTTCATCATCTAAAAACAAGTCCCATATCATAGTTATAGCCCCATACAAAGGAAGACCTTGTATACCTGCAAAGAACAATGCGCTTAAATGTATACCTGCCAACTGTTTTAAAGCCACTATCCTGTCAGGGTCAGTTAAATCTTTATCTCTTCTTATAAGCTCACGTACGGACTGTATCATGGTGGTGTACATGCGTATTCCATAACTTTTGTACATCATGGCGACACGACCAATATTCTGCTGTGCTATACGTGGAGCCGTCTCTAACACCGTACCTCCGTTAGTTTCTTGTGTTTTACGAAGTGCCAGCTCTACAGCATCTTGCACTTGCTTGTCAGTAGCTGCATCGGCTAGCTTACTGAAAGAGTACTCACCCTCTTTAAACATAGTGTTATTTGGGTCTACAGACTTTCTGAGGGCTAACTCATAAGAAGCTAGAAGCGTTGCTTGACGGTTAGCACGTTCCGCAAAGTTAAACATGGCTGCAGAAAATCCTGCCACCTTATCTATCATGTTGTAGTCCCCTCGCGTATCTCGTCCTGTCTCTCCTAGTCCTAGGGCATCTAGTATCCAAGACCGCGTGAGCTGCCCTCTTTCATCTGCCTCTTTTATGAGAGGGGCAAACGCCTTCATTTTTAACTTCTCTCCTTCACGAAGCTGCCTGTTACCTATCTTATCTCTAACGGTGTACTCTCCGTCTTTGATGTCGTAGTAAGATGTTATATCAACTTTACCGTTACCAACAATCTTCGCGGCTTCCATTATCGTGCCGTATGTCCTACCATACCCATACTCTGCACCGAAATAGGGGTACACAAACAAGGGTATCTGAGACAAGTTAACAAGTGCCGACGATATGTTAAAACCAATGGTGTAAAGAAACGCTGTCTGGTTTGCTGTTTTTGCTATTTTCTCTACCCCTTTGTAATCAGGGCCTTGCCTCGCAAACTTAGATCTTTTTAGAAGGTCGTCACCTATTCTCTTTACACTTGGATAGCCTATACCTAAGTCTCTTAGGAAAGAATTACTTTGATAAGCCTTCTCGTCTTTGGACTTTTTTATAACTGCACGTATGTCGTTCTCTATATTTCTAAGCTCTCTACCTTTTTCTAACTGCACAACCTGACGAGCAAGACTAAAACCTTTATCTTTAAATGCTGCAAAAGAGTCAGGGTCAAAACCTACAACACCTTTTCTGGCGGTGAGTGATTTAGCAAATGATGTTTCTGGTAACGTGTTTATATACAGTTTTACAATTTCGTCTTTTACAGCTTTCTTTTCTTCTGCGGGTAGTTTGCCTTCGTTTATGGCTGTGAGTATATCCCCTACAAACCCAGTCGGTGGTGAGTTAACAAAGTCAGAAGTGGCATCTTGTTGGCTGTATACACGCACAGAGTTCGCAACCACCGTATCATCCGCGTCTAGCTTTCGGGCAAGATTATCAGCAGCGGTTTGCGTTTTTGTTAGAAGTGTAACTCTTGGATCACCGTCTTTTTCTGGGTCTTTAACTTCATATGTTACTACGTAGTCTCCTTCACGTATGAGAGGAAAATACACATCTAAATTTCTTGGGTTAAATATTTTAGCAAGTGGGCCTTTCTTCATATTCTCAACCTGCTTTGCGTCCATTGAACGCCTTAGTTCTGTTTCTATTGACTTCTTTAGTTTATCATATTCTTTTTTATAATACTCACGCATATCCTTGTACGCCTGTTTACCTGCAGGACTTAACTTTCTCCACACTTTTTGATTCTGCTCCCACTTCTCTCTTAGGTTATTACCGCCTTCTTTATCAAATTTATCTTGCCCTTTTAATTTGCCTGACTGATAAATGTAATCACTTCTTTTCTTCAACGGGTCTACTTGATATATAGTAGCCCCATACTTCAGGCTGTATATTACGTCATCAAGCACAGCTTTGTCTGAATTAGGGTCTGTCATGTAAGGTTTTAGTTTTTGCACAACTTCGTCAAACTCTTGCCCTGCTCGTTCCAAACCACCTCTTTGTTTCTGCACAAGTATGTTTAGTTTATTGCCCAGACCGTTAAACCCTGCTCTGTCTGCTATGGTGGTTGCTGTTAACAGGTCATTTACCCCCATAAACAAGTCTTTTGCAAAATTAGTTACCCCTCCTCTAGCTAGAGTTTCAACAGCACGGTCTATAAACGTATCTTGTTCCTGATTGTTCATAAACTTTTTACGTTTCTGAGGACCGTTTAAGAAAGAATTAAAACTTTTTTTCATGTCTGATGGACTCATAAAGTACGTACCTGCATCACGATACTTTGGCGCAGGAGCTAGTAAACTGTCTATAATATCACTTGTTATAGAGAGAGCATCTATGTCTACCCTGGGCTGCTTGGTTAAACGTCTCCACAGATTACCAAAGAAATTTCTAATCCTTTGCATGGCTGTTATCTTTTCCCCTCGTATATTTATACGACTTAGTTCCTGTTGGAAAAGATGATTACTTAATATTTCAGATACAAACTCGTCTACATTCTTTGTGCCATATGCTGTGCCTAACCTGTCTTTTACTTGGTCAAATATAGTTTTTATCTGATTAGCAAACGCACTTGACGGGTTGGCTAGCTCTGCAGAAGCCAAGGCGTGTCCCATCTCGTGTAATAACACGTGAGGTGTCATACCAGATTCTGCGTCTAATTTTATAGTGTTAGTCTTAGGGTCAAACAACCCTGCTGCTTTTCTTCTACCAACTTTTAAATTCTTTACGATAACAACTTCAGTTGTGCCTACTAAGTCAGCAAACTTGTTAGCAACTTGGGCTACTATTCTGTTATCAGTATCTAAGGCTAATACTTTTAAGGCTTCAAATAGTCTATTGTTAGCTAAATGATCTACAGCTATGGTAGATAATGAATATTCAAGGTCCATAACAGCCTTTATTGGCAGTAAGAGTTCCTCCCCTTTTCTAGCGTCCACCTCTTTTCTTATTAGCATGCCGTTCTCACGAGCATATTTCATAGCTATAGCTACGGCTTCTTCAGATGTTAACGTTGTTTTCTTTTTTCTCTGTTTTAAAAAACGCTCCTCTTTCTTACGTTCAACAGCTTTAGCCCCAAACTTCTCCAACTCCTTTCTTTTCTTAATTGTTTCTGCTTCTGCTGACCCTCTACCCGTGCCTTCATATTCTGCTTTATATCTGAAGTAGTACAAGTCTTTTGCCACATCTTTTAGATCGTTTTTGGTGTAGGCTGGTTTTGTTAAGCTAGTGGTTGTTAACAAGTCAAGTGATGGTCTAGTATCAGAAAAAGTTGGTACAAGATTAAGTGTGTTTTCTAAATATTTTTTTGCTTCCTGAACCGACTTCTTCCAAGCTTTTTGTCTTCTTTCTTCAGCACCTACAGGGTCAACTCCAGGTGCGTAGCGGTCATACCTTTTCATGTCAAGATAGGACATGCCTAAAAGGTCAGCTAAATCTTTTCTGATCGTTTCTTTTTCTTTTTTAGTAAACTGCCTTTGTTTGTCTGTAATAGGTATTATTCTATTTTGCTTTATGCTGTAAAAACCAAGGTCTCCTACTAGGTCTTCATCAAACCGCTTTCCTGTTGTGGGGTCCACCACTTGCTTCTTAAAAAGTTTTTCATCTTTTTTACTCTGTTCTCTGTCTTTCTCGGCTTCTTTTTCAACTTCTACAGGCTTTGCTGTTCTAACTATGTTTTGTTGTGCTTTAGTGCCTATGGGTTTGTCTTTACTGTAAAACTCTACTCTGTTGTTAAACCAAGCCTTTCCTTCTGGGGACAAGTTATTATCTACCCAAACCGCTACTCTTAACGCAGCTTCCTGCCCTGTATTATCTAAGAAATACGCATCCTTTGCTTTTGGGGTAGAAGGCCCAATCTTTTTTCTCATCCCCTTATAGTAGACTCCTCCAACATCTTGTTCTTTGCCGTAGATAAATATTTTTTCCCCTGCTTCTTCTCTTTCCACTAACTTTTGTATGTAAGTGTCAAAATCTCCGTCTACGGCAGGATTAAATGGAGCTACATCAGGATTTATTATTGCTCTTGGTTTTGCTTTAAACTTTTTTATCTCTTTAGTTTTAGCTTTTTCTATGGCTTTCAGTTTTTGTAAAGATGTAGCATTGTCAGGTATTTCCGCTTCTCTTTCAGGAAACCGCATCTGATAAGCTGCTTCATCTAAAGCGTTTTCTATACTAGGGTCTTTACTAAGAGTTTGAGCCACAAGAAAATCCATATTAGGGTAATCTGCGTCTAGATCTTCTTTAGGATCTCCTTCAAACTTTCCTCTTTCTCGTGGAGGTTTTGACTCTATCAAAGCTATTATCTTGTTTTTATCTTGCAAGGGTAGATCGTCCATATCTAACGAAGAAGTTCTTTTTGAAAGATTAAACTGTTCTAAATCTCTAGGTTTTTGCCCTGCCTCAAGGTAATATTTTGTCTCTAGATTCTTCTTGTATACAGACTCTGCTTTTTCATTTGCCTCTTTCGTCTCTTTAGGTTGAAACCCTCTTAAAAACTTAGGAGGTATCTTAACAACATCTTTACCTGCTTTTTCAGATAATTTATCTCTAGCATCTCCTATTGTCATACCGTCAGAAACGGGTATTTTATTACTTTCAAGTATTGACTCTGTTTCAGGATCAATCTTTTCCGATAGGTTGGCATAGTATTGGTCAGGAGTCTGATCTACACGGTTCACTCTTTTTAAGAAAATTTCACCTGCTGGAGTTATATTTAAAAACTCTCTATCACCTCTACCAAGCCGATCTAGCCCCTCTTTTTCTCGTTCTTTTACTTTCTTTATAGCCTCGACTAACTCACCTCCGTACTCCTCATCTAGTGCAGCAGCAGCCTCATCTATATTAGCAGCTTCAATGTCTTTTGGCACTCCTGTAACATCTGGTCCCATTCTTGACCTAGGAAACCCTTTTTCTTGTAAAACGCTTTGTTGTTGTTTTATTTCTAAAGCGTCCATATCAGCATCAGGGTCTTGTATACCTGCTTTAAAGTCTTCTGTTAGTGTAGCGTCTTTCTTTCTTTTTCTTGTAATATCATCTGTAGCAAGTTTTCCAGAAGGACCCACTCTAGTGCGTCCAGTTTTCTTAGATTTGGAGGGATCAACACGTCTTCCTGTTTCTCGTTCGCCTCGTAAATTAGCTTCAGTGCCTTCTCCACTTCCGTCGTCGTCAGTCTTTGTAACATCTGCTTTAGCTCCTCTTCTAGGTGCAATCATTTCTACGATAGTTTGCACAAACCCACCAACACCTGCACCGTACCCAAAGGCTTCTCCAGACCCCTCAAATGTGCCTTGTTCTGGGTTGTATACACCACGTTCAATTAAGTTTTGTCCTATCGCAGCTGCATATTCCTGCAGACCCTCAACACCTGCTTCCTGTAGTATACGTCCTCCCTTATCGTATATGTCGTCAGCAGCAGTCTTACCCAAGCCACCTCTTAACTTGTTAAGTATTCTTGTAGGAGATATAAGCTCTGATAGCCCTACTCCTGCCCCCAGCACAGCGGCTTTTGTTCTTTCACCCTCTGTGGCTTCTGATTCTCTGGCTCGCTCACTGGCTTCACCTGCACCCGCTGTAACCGCTAGACCTGCCGCTGCAAGGGGGTTTATTGCGGCTGTACCAAGAATGCCACCAAAAGATCCTAGGGCTTCTGCAAACTTACGTGGTACAGCTGATGCCCCATACCCTATATTTGCATCAGGAGC